CCTTGAAAAATACCTCGCCTTTTCATGTCGCACACAGCAACTCCCGAAGATCCCGGTTCTTGCTCCTCGCGTACCATGGTGGTGTAACCATCACCAAGCGCTGTATTCTTCTGCAAAGCTTCTGTACCCTCCGGCCTTAATCTATCCCTGATAATATCTTCTATATAAAAGATACCATTGCATTCACTTAAAAGAAATCCTACTGTGTAATCTGGTTCCTTAGACTTATTCTTCTTTTTGGCCTTCTCTTCATCAGAAGCGGCCATATCCCACCATCGAACTCTTCTTCGTCCTGTAGGTAAGCTATATGCATCTACTTGCTGGAACCACTGTCTCTTGAACATATTACCTTTTCGGATAATCTCCCAGTTACCATCACGAAGACGTGCGCGCGTTACTGGATCCAACTCCTGTAACGATTCTTCATATTGCTCTGCGTCCAAGTATGGGTTATCATCCATACCAGCAGGAATAAACACACGCCCGTGTGAAGGCCCCTCATCAATAAAACGGGTTTTAACCCATATTCCTCCATCATCATCCGGGGGGTTGCTTGCTCCCCTGACTCTCAAAGGAACTTTTACTCCCTTCAAACGACGAAGACGGGAAAACATATAAGTATAACTACTCAAATCTATATGTGTTAATTCGTCAAAGCCGATGAACTGATATTCACCACCCTGATAATTATACTTATCATTAGCATTCTCTAGATAACCGAACTGTAACACTGAAATCAACTCTTTTTTAGTACGGTCTCTGTAAAATTCAAACTTTTTCTCCTTATCATTCCAACGAACTTCCGGATACTTAAGTAGCCACTCTTTCGCTCTATCAATAAGAGCTCCTGGCTTAACCAAATCTGCGTAGGTCTTACGGAAAATAATACCTGAATAACCTTTAACATCAACGTATTGTAATCCCGCCATCAATAATGCATCCGATTTACCACCACCTGCAGCACCGCCATAAAAAGCTTCTTTATTATCTAACAGCAAAAATGCCGACTGTTTTGGGGTCGGTACATGTGGAATGTATTTGGTTGTTTTTGGTGTTAATAAAGCTTGTAGCTTCGACAGATCTGAATGTCTAATTGCATTCAAATCTATCTTGCCCATTGAAACATTCTGAACTATATCACCAAGTTCGTGTTTTTCCTCGGTGGAATACTCAGAATAACCACTTAGTGCTTGAGGCATTATTCCACCTCCTCATCACTATCTATAATATCAAGTCCTTCTTCACCATTAGCAATTAAATCACTATGAATAGCTGTCTTCATAGCACCCGAAGCTTGTAGTACATGTAGGATTGATAATAAGTTATCTTCCTGTTTGATATCCTCTTGAAGCTGTTTTTCAACGGTACTAATTGAGCCCGTTGTGTGAACCTGCATCATTTGTTCTGCGTTGTTCGTCGTATTAGATACAAACGAGAAATTTGTCTGCGAACCTGTAGTATTTCCTGGCTTATCACCAAGTAATCCTGCACTAATTCGTCCGTATTTAATGCCCAGTTCGAGAGCTTGAAGCACCTCTTTTGGCTGTAAACTGTCAAAATTCTTACCCAAATAGTTAATGGCCTTATCACATAATCTTTTTGCGATTTTTGTGTGGTCACTCTGTAACATTGCAATTTCCTGCGTTTTTCTACGCTGAATTGATGATTCCATGTAAGAATCATAACATTTACAACGTGTGGCCCAACAATAAAGCTTAGATACATATGTAAGTATTGCAGCTGGAATATTCAAATCCCTAGCAAGACCTGCAACTGTTCTATTACTGATAATATAGGAACCATCGTCTAACATAAAATAACGGGAATCACGGTAAAGTTTGAACGCATTATAGAAATCAATACGTTCACCCGGAAGTCGATCCCAAATAGGTACACCATCTATACAAGCCATTGTGTCGTACATTTCGACACGTGCGGAAGCTTCCTGGATAAATTCATCTGAAAAATCTTCAACGCACTGAACAGCATGAAACTCCGAAGCAATCATGCCCGGAGATACTAATCGGGTTGGGAACCCGGAATCTTCGAAAGAAGCCTGAATTTGTGCTACAGCGCAACTCAAACGCTTTAACTCTGTTGTAAGTTCTATCGCGCGGATAGCGGAACACGCTTCTGCCATTTCCGGTGTGATAGTGGTCGCTAGCGTACCAGTGTTGAATCTGGCGAAGCCAGGTGACTTTTCTGCTACTGCCTCAAGCGGCGTGCTTAAAATGGTTGTGTTTTCATCCGCGCTCAAAATACCCGTTAAAGTACTTGGTGCGCCTTGGCTTATTGCCTGCACTTCACTCATATGCTTCTTTCTCCTTTCCGAGTACCTAATTGCACTACAGTCTTTTGCCTGCGCCAAATGTTTTCACTGCGTCACTAGGTAATTCTGTTAGTTTATAAATAGCACGGGTCAGATTTGAACTGACGTCCTCCAGGTTATGAACCTGGCGAGCCACCAAGCTGCTCTACCGTGCGTTAAGTGGGTTAGTTGCCGAAGGTTGTTAATATATTCAGCGAGTTAATAAAAGAAGTGCGAATCCGAAGTTCCCGGTTAGCTGGCTCGCATTTCGTAGCTTTTATTTAGACGTGCTGACGTCCGGAGGTCCATGTCCCAGAACAAAACAGAAATGAAAAGCTCATCGGCAGTTCAATCCTGCCTTGGCTGATCTTCTGCGAATTCCCTTCTACATAACGAGGTACTGTTGCTCGGCAAAGACAACAGCTTATGCAATAAATGGCAAACATTCGCGGCACCTTACTACCAACCCCGGATTCCTACCCTTCTTCTATATTATTATAATATTCAAAAATTCTTTATTTTTAACCGCTTCTCCAAAAAACCTTAAAAAAATTTTCTTAACTGGTAATTTAGTAGTCGGGCGTGAGTATAGCTCAGTAAACTTCGTGGACTTATCTGGCTTGACTCTTTGCCAATCCAAGTTTTAGAAAAATCCCCGTGTGTGTATTTTTTTAGACCCCATGTTTTTTATATTGCTGCGCATTTTGGTCTCAAAACAGGATGGTCGGATACAAAAGTTAGATAAATGTGGCCAGTTGTAACTATGGCCAGGGCGCTAGGGGGCCCGGTGTCGTAGAGTACTCTGCGATGCTTTTTTCAGTTTCACCGAATACACACCTAAACCTAGCGAAACGGTAGACTTTCGCAGTGTAAGCAACAAAATAGCTCACTTTCGTGAGCTACTCTGTTATGCTATGAAATTGTTTCACATGTTACTCTGACAGCTGATCGAGCAGATCAAACAGATCGTTTCGCACTTTACGCAACTGCTGCATGTTATGCAAGATATGCAAATCTTCTTCAGTTTCGTCGACGAAATCGACTAAACATTGTTGCAGCTGCTCGTAATTTTCTTTGATCATAGCTTCAATTTTTTCTTTCATACTTAACTCACTTTCTGCGCTTTCTGCGCGATGCATTATTTTTATTTACAATTATATTATAACTGATTTTTTCAATCCTTTCAAATACAAAATTTTGTAGCGGACGTGAGCTATTTTTACTCATGCCCTGTTTCGTTGGTTAACCGGATAAAGTGTTATAAACTAAAGAAAGACAGTGTTACTAAGTACACTGTCTCTCACTACATTATGAAATTGTTTAATTGTTTACACCGTTACTACTGTAATCGTTTGATCTGAAACATCTGTAATGTACGACATTCTTTATGATGTTTCATATCGGAAACTATTGTAGTTAATGCATGAATTAAATTATGATATAATTCTCCTGTGTAAAGATTGATGTAGTTAAATTGATTCATATATGAAACTCCTTTCTTATTTATATAATATATTATACGCGTGGCATAATTGAAAGTCAACGGTCAATTTGTTTCATTGGTTAACCGGATAGGCTACGAGATGCCCCGGGCTGGCCACGTCGCACGGTAAACCGTGAAACTAAATTCCGCGTGATCAAAAATAGCTCAAAACAAGCAGGATCCTTGTGTGATAATTACAACAGCCAAATTTGC